AAGTGATGGCAATGCTTCGAATGCAGTTTCCAATAACGTAGTTTTAGCCAATGTGTCTAGCACAACTACTTACCAAGATTTAGGTTTAAAAGCTGCAACACTAACAGGTGTTTACACAGCTCCAGCTTTATACTTGGTAGTTAATACTGCTGTAACCAATGGTACTTGCGATATTACTGTTTTTGGTGACGTTGTAACGTTATAGAAATGTCAACCTTGTATGTGACGAATAAGTCTGATAATTTACTTGAATTCGATTTTGAATTTAAGACCATACAGTTCCCTAAAGGAAAAACTGTAGAAATTACCGAAAAGGCTGCTCGTCACATATTTGGTTATTTAGATTCAAATAAAGAAGAATACATGGTGAGACTTGGTTTCATTCAAACAAGGAATGACATCGAAAAAGGTCTAAAGAAATTAGAACAATTTGTCATTTCAGACCAACCACCTAAACACAACCACTTGTTATCCCCAGTGGTGGATGAATTACCTTCTCATGAGAATAAGGTTATGCCTTTGAAACGTGAGAAGGAAAAAATCCAAGTGGCTGGATAACAATATATTATTGTATGGAGTTTAAATGTCTCAGACACTATCAGGATATATTACAGAAGTCAGACGACTTTTGCATGATGCTAATGGCAACTTCTATACTGATACTGAGCTTACAGATTATATCAATAACGCTAGAGAGCGTTTAGTTAGAGACACTGGATGTTTAAGAATAGTCCAGATTTCACAAACACCTTTAAAAGTTAGATCAACTGACACTATCAGTGGAGCAACCCCTACAAATCCTACAGCATGGGCTGCTAGTACTGCTCTTACTCTCAATAGTTTTGTTTTTTCTAACATCTTCATTTATCAGGTTACCCAAGCTGGCACAACAGGTACTGAACCCCCTGCTTATCCTGCTTCTAATTATAACTATCCTCCTACTACACAATTCCTAAATGGAACTGCAGGATTAACGTATGTAGGTAATTGTGAAAACATTTACTATGCTTCTCTACCTCAAGGCATACAAACCCTTGATGTTTTAAATATAAATCTCTATTGGGGAAATACACGAGTACCTATGAGATATATGCCATGGACACAATTTAACGCTGAGTTGCGTTTCTGGCAAAACTATATTGGCAGACCTATTTCATTTACAGTGTATGGACAATCTCAAATATTTATTTCTCCTGTGCCAGATCAAATTTATCAATTAGAAATTGATACTACTGTATTGCCTACACCATTAATAGCTGGTACAGACATTGATACTATCAATAGTCCATATAGCTCACCTGTAGCTTTTTATGCAGCTTACAAAGCTAAATACAAAGAACAGTCTTTTGGTGAAGCTGAGATATTTAAACAAGAATATATTAAACAAGCACAAGCTGTACTTAACAGCGTATTTACTAGACGAATTCCTGACCCTTACTCGACTTTATAAACTATGGCAGCAGTTGAACAGAAAAAGTCGTATCTTGTTACCAAGCAGTTTAAGGGTATCAATAGCAAAAGCAATCGTACTGCGATTGAAGAGACAGAGTTTTCATGGCTTGAAAATCTCATGCCTTTGGGCTATGGTAATTTAAAAGCTCTTCCTAATTCAGATAATCAATCTGTTTCGTTTGGTAACACTGTTACTCAACTTTTTTCAGTCAATATCAATAACAAAGATTATGCTTTGGCATTTGAGGCTGATGGTCGATGTGAATATGTAGATTTAGCCACTAACACAAAAGGTAACGTAGCAGTTACAAGTACATTTTCTAATAGTGGTATGAGAGTATCACAATGGAAAAGTGAGCGTGCACTTATCCTTGACCCAGAAAAAGGGTACTATACTTGGAATGGCACTAATTTAGTTTTTGTAGGTTCAGTAGGTTTCATTGGTTTAATATCTGGTGGTGCAGGATACACAGAAGCTCCTGCTGTTATTATTAGTGCACCTAATGATGCTAATGGTGTTCAGGCTACTGCAGTATGTACAATTACTCAAGGCTCTGGTGGTGTTAAATCTATATCTGTAACTAATATAGGTTCTGGATATACTTCAGTCCCAGATGTAGCTATCAGTGCACCTAACTTACCTGGCGGTACTCAAGCTACAGCTGCTGCAACTACTTTATCTGGCACAGTTGTTTTAATTAACGTTACTAATGCAGGTTCAGGTTATACCACTGCGCCTTCAGTTACTATTACTGGGGGAGGTGGTGCAAGTGCCACAGCCAATGCTACTGTAGCTACAGGCACTATCAATGCAGTGATTTTAACTGAAGCTGGTTCTGGTTACACAAGTCCTCCTACTGTAACATTTACAGGAGGTGGTGGCTCTGGTGCTAATGCAGTAGCAAGTTTAGTTACTTTTAAAAGAGGCACTGTATCAGTGCTTATTACAGGTGGAGGTGTTGGCTATACAAATGCTTCTAATCTAAGTGTTAGTATCTCTGGAGGCGGTGGTGCTAACGCTACAGCCACAGGTATTATCTCAGGTGGTCAAGTAGTACAAGCTGTTATGACTAATCCTGGCTCTGGATACACCAATGCGTCTAACATTACAGTCACTATTACAGGTGGTGGAGGCTCTAATGCTACAGCTAGAGCTATTATCAACCTTGATGAGAACACAGGTGTTCAATCTTTTAGTGGTCGAGTATGGATTGCTTCTGGTCGTAACGTTTATTATAGTGCTGCAGGTGCATATTCAGACTTTACAAGCGTGTCTGCTGGCACTGTATCCTTAACTGACGCTACTTTAAGAAGTAATATTGTTAATTTACTCTCTGCTAACAACTTTTTATACATCTTTGGTGAAGATTCCATCAACGTATTCTCAGATGTAAGGGTAACCACAGCAGGAACTACCCTATTTACTAATACTAACGTATCGGCTTCTGTAGGCACCAAGTTACCTTATGCCATATTCCCATACTTTAGATCAGTATTATTTATGAATGACTATGGTGTGTATGCCCTTGTAGGCTCTACCACCTCCAAATTATCAGATGCACTAGATGAAGTAGTTGAAAACATTGACTATAATTTTGATATTACTGCTGGACAAGTATTATTAAACAATACCTTATGTGCATTATTTAATGTGAGATATAAGGGAGATAGTGTTTCTGGTCGTTTCATTCAAATGATTTTCTTTGAAAAGAAATGGTTTGTATCTTCTCAAGGAGCTTTAAGACATACCACAGCTTTACCTATCAATGGTCAAGCTATTGTATATGGTACAACAGGCACCGATCTTTTTAAATTATATTCAAATTCAACTGTCACTATTCTAACAAAGGCTTCTACAGCACTTCACCCTATGGGTGATCCTATACGAGATAAGCAAGCTTTGAAGATAGCTATTGAAGCTACCTCTTCTAATGCAAATACCTTTACTTGTACAGTAACTGTGGACAATGAAAATAGATCAAGTCCAACTTATTCTCTTAGTTCTCTTATTCCATGGATTAGCACTTCTGGTTCAACCATTCCTTGGACAAGTTCAACTGGGGCAATTATAGGTTGGTCATCAACTGGGTATAATTTATACAAAACAGATGCACAGCAGTATGGCAAATATCTTGGAATGACTGTACAATCTTCATCACCGGGATATACTATTAACGGGTTCGAATATGAACATGAATTAAGGGCGAGGTTCTAAATTATGGCAAAACCAATATCAATACCAAATACGTTTGCGGGAAGTACAAGTGCTATTCCCCTTGTATATCTCGATCAAGATTTCACAGCAGTTTCCAATGCAACTAATGACCTGGCTACCTATTCAAATTATGTGGTAGATACAGGTGTAGCTGATGCTTATATTGCAAACTATCCTGCAAACATTGTAACCACTACAGTGACTGCAGGTTTACGATTACAATTTAAAGCAGCTAATGCTAACACTGGAGCATCTAATTTACAAGTACAAGTAAATAGTGTGTCTATTGGCTCAGGATCAATTACATTAACAGATGGTTCTGCACTTGCAGCTAACACCATTGTAGCTAATGCTATTGTGGATGTGCAATATGATGGTACAAATTTCCAATTATTAAGTGATTCAAGTGGTGGTAAAGAAATTATCACAGACTTAAGTGTGACTGGTAATTTAACAGTTACAGGTACTACAGGTCTTACTGGTGCTTTAACTGCAAACGTTGCAAATATTACAACTGCAACTATTACTACAGGCAACATTACAACTGCTAATGTGACCACTATGTCTGGTACTACAAACTATACTAATAAACAAACATTCACAGGCACATCTGCAATTATATCATCTAAATTTGCTAATGCTTTAGAAGGTGTTACTGTATCAGCAACTGCGGCTACTGGTACGATTAACTATGATGTGACATCTCAATCAGTACTTTATTACACAACTAATGCAAGTGCTAACTGGACAGTAAACTTTAGAGCATCTTCAGGCACATCTTTAGATACAGCTATGGCAACAGGTGAAGCTATTACAGTAGTATTTTTAGTCACACAAGGTGCTACAGCTTACTATAACAATGCGGTTCAAATAGATGGATCATCTGTTACACCTAAATATCAAGGTGGCACAGCATGGACAGCAGGTAATGCTTCTAGTATAGATGCTTACTCATACACTATTGTTAAAACAGGTTCTGCAACCTTTACAGTATTCGCAGCTCAAACACAATTCAAATAGGAATTAGTTAATGTCATTATTGTCAAGACTAGCCGTTCAAGCAGCAAGAGCTTATGGTGTTCTATCATCTAAAAGCACAAATGTATCTGCTAATTTTCTTGTAATCGCTGGTGGCGGTGGTGGTGGTCAAGCTGGAGGTGGCGCTGGTGGATACAGGACTTCATCAGGAACTAGCGGAGGTGGTGCATCAGCAGAGTCAGCAATAATAATTTCTACTCTTTCAACTTACACAGTAACTGTTGGTGCAGGAGGAACTGGTTCTGGTACTGGAAGTAACAGAGGTGGCAATGGTAACGACTCTGTTTTTTCTACTATTACTTCTACTGGAGGTGGCGGTGGTGGAGGTAATGACGTTGCAAGTGGTTTAACTGGTGGTTCAGGTGGTGGTGGCAATAGATATTTGTCAGCTGCTGGAGGAACTGGAACATCTGGTCAAGGAAATAATGGTGGAGCAGGTGCAGC